GACATCCAGCGGCCCCCTTAATATGGCGATATCATTTTCTCAACAAGGTTGCCCAGATCCGGAACCTAAACGCTATATATCCGAACCTGCAACCACGCCCTAGCCTAGTTGCATGACGGTTGCAACCGACCAACTGCTCAGTGCTGGCAAGGGTGCTGAGCTAATCCGCGCCAGAACAGGCCGTGCCTGCTCTCGTCAAAATTTGGAAAAGCTGTGCAAGCAAGGCAAGCTGCCGCGCTCAACCGCCAGCGCCTCACCCGTGCGGGTGCGAGCAGCGCTGCTGGTTGAGGAGTATCTGGAGAACATCGATCAGCGGCAGGCGGTACGGGATAAGCCCGGCGTGCGCGATGACGTATCCCGTGCCAGTGCACCACCACCGCGGCCACCGATCACTGAGCTGCCGCCGGATGATGAGCTGCCGGCTTACACGATCAGCCAGCAGCGCAAGGCGTACGAACAGGCCAACCTGCTGGAGCTGGAGCGGAAGCAAAAAGAGGGCACCCTGCTGGCCAGGGAGGATGTGGAGCGGGCATGGGCCAACACCATCGGCCGTGTGAAGTCCCGCATCCTGGCGACTGCCAGCGCAGCCAAACAGCGCATCCCCCACCTGGACCCAGAAGAGGTGGAGATCCTGAAGGACATGCTGCGCGAGGCGTTGTTTGAGCTGGCCGCGGAGGGCGAGCGATGAGCGATGCCACGGTGCTGGAGCTGGAGCGGCAACTGCTGCGATGGTTCAAGCCATCGCCCAAGCTGAAGCTCAGCGAGTACGCCGATCAGAATGCCGTGCTGACCGGTAGCACAGCGCAGAAGCAGAACTGGCGGACGCTGCCGTATCAGCGAGAGATCCTCGACTGTTTCACCGATCCGAAGGTGGAGATGGTGGCGTGCATGAAGTCTGCCCGTGTGGGCTGGACGAAGATGTACGGCGTAGTGATCCAGTACTACAGCCACCATGACCCGTGCGAGATCATGGTGGTGCAGCCGGTCAAGGAAGACGCCGAGGGCTACAGCAAGGAAGAGATCAAGCCGCTGTTTGACGATACGCCCGCGCTGCAGGGATTGATGTCGGAGTCAAAGGCAAAGAACACAGCGACCAATACGATTCTGCTGAAGATCCTCACCAATGGTGGGCTGATCGACATTGTGAACGCGGCCAGCGGCCGGTCATTCCGCAGAAAGTCGCGGAAGGTGGTGCTGTTCGATGAGCCTGATGCGTATGAGCGGATCAGCGAAGGCGATCAGATCAAGCTGGGCCGCAACCGGGCGGACTATTACTGGGACCGAAAGATTGCCATCGGCGGCACGCCGATCTTCAAGGCGGAGGTTGGCGGCAAGACAGAGCAGTGGTTCCTCAAAGGTGACCAGCGCCGGTTCTATGTGCCGTGTCCGTTCTGCGGCGAATCACAAACGCTGCGGTGGGAGCAGATGCGGAAGGACGGCGAGGATGCCGGGAAGTATGAATGCCAGAACTGCCACGAGCTGATCCCGCATAGCAAGAAGCGCTGGATGGTGGAGCGCGGTGAGTGGCGTGCCACGGCTGTCTCGCAGGTGCCGGGCTTGGTGAGTTTCCATATCTGGGCGGCGTATAGCTACAGCCCGGCAGCGGATTGGGACGTGCTGGTGCGTGAGTATCAGGAGGCGCTGGAGATGATGCGCAAGGGCGATCCTGACTTGATGCAGACGTTCCATAACACCGTGCTGGGACTGCCGTGGGAGGACACGCTGGCCGGCAAGCTGAACGTGGAAGGCCTGGCCAGGCGCCGGGAGGACACTGATGCCGGCAACGGTTATCCGGCTGGAACGGTGCCCAATGGCGTACTGCTGCTCACGGCTGGTGTGGACGTGCAGGGTGGTGGCGGCGCAGTTGGCGAGCGGCTGGTGCTGACGGTCTGGGGCTGGGGCCGCGGCGAAGAGGGCTGGCATATCGCGCACTACGAAATCGACGGTGACCCGCAGCAGCTGGAGACGTTGAACCAGCTTGACGCAATCAGCGAAACTCGCTGGCGGCGTGAAGACGGCGTAGAACTGCAGATTGCGCTGGGCGGGATTGATGATGGCGGCCTAGCCACCAAGGAAGTGCGCGACTGGTGCCGCACTCGTGTTGGGAAGTGGGTGCCGATGAAAGGCATCTCAGGCAAGGGCCGGCCGCTCGTTGGCAAAGGCCAGGCCACGTTTGTGGACCGCAAGAACCAAGCATCAACCCGGCGTGACGTACTGCTGTATCCGGTTGGATACGAGACGAGCATTCAGCACCTGCAGGGCCGTCTGCGGCAGGAAACACCAGGCCCTGGGTATCTGCACTTTGGCGAAGGCTCGACAGATCAATTCTTGGCTGAGGTGTTCCCGTGGAAGAAGCTGCCAAAACGGCAGGCTGGCCAGACGGTGTATGAATGGAAGTGCCCACCAGGTAGTCGTGATGAAGGCGGCGACTGCACCCGGATGGCGTATGCAGCGCTGCAGCTGGTCGCTAGACGGTATGCGCAGGGAACGCTATGGGACCGACTTGCCGCCCAGCACTCTGGCCCCGTTGCGCCGGCAGTGGTTGAGCGGAAGAAAGGGAGTTGGCTGAGCCGTTGATCCGTAGCCTGAGGCTGGAGGTGCCGCCATGGCTTACACGCAGCAGCAGCTGACTGATCTAGAGGCTGCGATTGCCGAAGGCGTGACGACGGTTAGCAGTAATGGCCGACAGGTTTCGTATCGGAATCTTGGCGATATGCTCAAGCTGCGCGATCTGATGGCGCAAGAGCTTGGCGTGAGCGGTGCAGGCCGCCAGCGGCGTTACGTGTCATTCAAGAGGGACTAAGATGGCGCGTAAGCCGACCCGTGATCAGCTGGAGCTGGCGCTGAAGGATGCACAGAAGCAGCTCGCGGTGACGCACCTACGGGCGTATGAGTCGGCGAAGGAATCACGGCGTACTGAGAACTGGTACACGCGCAACGGTGGGCCGAATGCTGACATTCGTACAGCGTGGCGGCTGCTGACGCGGCGGCATCAGGATCTGGTGGATTCCAACCCGTGGGCGAATCGCGCTGTTCGGGTGATCACGAACAACTGGATCGGTGATGGGATTATCGGCAGCCCGCAGGGTGGGAGTCGAAGGTATGCGGACGCATGGAATGAATGGGCCGAGAGTGTTGAATGTGATTTCAACGGCAAGCTGAACTGGTATGGCCTGCAGGCGTTGATTGCCCGCACTACTGCCGTCAGGGGATCGTGCTTGATTCGGCGGCGATTTGATCTGTCCATGCAAGACCGTGGACTGGTGGGGCTGCAGTTGCAGGTGCTGGAACCTGACTTCTTGGACTTCAGCAAAGACGATGGCAGCCGGATCAAGTTCGGGCAGCAGTATGACCGCGACGGCCGGCTGGAAGGGTACTGGATTCGGCAGACGCACCCTGGCGAGACGGAATGGAACGGCGTACGGATCAGCTCGGAGTTTGTGCCAGCGTCGGAGATCATCCACACGTATGAGGTGAACCGGCCTGGGCAGGCCATCGGCGTACCGTTTGGCTCGGCGGTGTTGCTGCACCTGCGGGATATTGACGACATCACTCAGGCGATGCTGCTAAAGACGAAGATTGCAGCATGCTTTACGGCGTTCGTGTACTCCAATGAGCCGAGTGATCTGGCGACGACTACGGCGCTGACTGAAACGCTAGAGCCTGGCGCGATTGAGATACTGCCGGATGGTAAGCAGATTAGCTTCAGCAACCCACCGCAAAGCCCTGATTACACCGCTCATCAAAAACATCATTTACATGCTGTGGCTGCCGCCTATGGCATTACGTTCGAGTCACTTACTGGCATACTTTCTGATGTGAACTTTAGTTCAGCCAGAATGGGCTGGCTAGAGATGCATCGAAACCTGGCGGCATGGAGGTGGAATATTTCCGTTCCTCAGGTGCTGGACCCAGTTCACCGCTGGTTTAATGACGTGGCGAGGGTCGCTCAGATTCGTGGCCCGCGGCGGATGATCTGGACCCCACCGCGGCGCGAGCTCGTGGACCCGGCAAAGGAGGTCGGTGCGTTGATCGAGGGAGTGAAGGCTGGATTCTTCAGCCTGTCTGAAATCCAGCGGTCGCTGGGTTATATCCCGGCTGAGGTGATGGACGAGCTGGGCCAGGACATTGCCACGGCCAGGGAGAAGGGGCTGGTGCTCAGTGTGGACGGGATGAGCAGCGCTGGCCGTTCTGCTGCGCCTGATGATGGTGAGGAACCGGAAGCTCAGCCTGAGGATTGAACGGCGTCCATAGGCTGTGAAGCATGGACACAACCATCCAACGGATGGCGCTTGTCGCGCCAAACAGCTGGAACGAGGAAGCTCGTACCGCCACCGTCGTCATCAGTTCTGATGCTGACGTGGGCGACGGGATGATCCTTGACCACCAGCAGTCTGCGATCCGGTGGCCGTCTCGTCCCATCCCAGCCGATTACGACCACAAGCGCAGCTCAGACTCGATCTGGGGCGCGGTCACTAATCTCTCGCTGCAGCGGAAGGAGAACGGTGTCACCGAACTGATCGGGACGGTGGTGGTAGACGGTCCTGCCGCCGCGATGGACATTGCTCTGCCGCGGCTGCGTACTGGTTCGGCTCGGTTTTCTATCGACGCAAGAATCTACAAAACCCGCGAAGATCGCGCCACTGGCATGCTCGTCGCCACCGATTGGGAGCCGAATCTGGTTTCCCTGGTGCCGATCGGGCAAGACACGCGTGCGGTTATGCGCGGCGACCAACTGCAAACGATCAATCCCGCTGATCACCCCATGACCGAAGACCTCACCAAGGCCGGGGGTGACCCGGCGCCTATCGACGCGCAACGCAGCGCCGATCCATCCCCCGCCCCCGTGGCCGCTGCAGATCCCGAACTGCAACGCACTGCTGCTGAGCTCCGCCGTGAGCGTGACCTGCTCCGCCTCGGCCAAGACGCTGGCCTGACCGCAGAGCAGACCGAGGAACTGATCCGTTCCGGCAAGACCGTTATGGAGTGCAGCCGTGACGCGCTGCGCATCATGAAGTCTCGCCTCGAGGGTGATGCCGTGATCGGCCATCCCGCCCGTGTCGAGGTGACCCGCGACGCTGGCGACACCCTGCTCCGCGGCATTGGCCTGGGCCTGGAGGCCCGCATCCGGCCTGGTGTTCTCAAGGGTGAAGAGGCTGAGCTGGGCCGCGAGTACAGGTCCTACACCCTGCTGGAGCTAACCCGTCAGTATCTGGATTCCCGCGGCGTCAACACCCGTGGGATGAGCAAGAGCGAACTGGTGACCCGTGGTTTTCACTCCACCAGTGATTTCCCCTTGCTTTTCTCCAACCTGGCCGGCAAGACGCTGGATGCGGCCTACATGGAAGAGCCGCACACCTGGCGGCCGATCGCACGTCAGCGGAACCTGCCTGACTTCAAGAACGCAAACGACTTGATTATCGCTGGTGCACTCACCCCTGAGGCACTGCTGGAGGGTGGAGAGTACAAGGCTGGAACCCTGGTCGAAGGTCAGCACACCTGGAAGCTGGCAACTTACGCCCGCAAGGTGACCCTGACTCGTCAGGCCATCATCAACGATGACCTGTCTGCGATGGAGCGCGTGCCCGAGATGCTCGGTCGGGGTTTCCGCCGGCTGGAGAGCAACATCATCTGGGCGCTGATCACCGGCAACGCTGCCACCAGTGTTGATGGTCTGTCGCTGTTCAACGCAGCGCATAACAACAGCTCGGCGCAGAGCATCACCACGACCGGCTTCAATGCTGCTCGGAAGCTGATGCGTAAGCAGACAGATCTAGCGGGGAACACCATCAACCTCACCCCGAGCTACATGATGGTGCCCACTGATCTGGAGGCTACCGCGCTGCAGTTTCTATTCCCGACAGGATTTGCACCTGCTGCTCGGACTGGTGATACCGGCCCGGTGAGTGTGCAGAGCGCTGGTGTGGAGCTGATTGTTGAGCCACGGCTTGATGGGTCGGCTACCACTTGGTATCTGGCTGCATCGCCTGGTTCGGTTGAGGGGATCGTCTACGGCTACCTGGCCGGCGAGGAAGGCCCCACG